TGGCGTATTCATCCCATAAATCAAGCCTTTGTGGAAACTCTTCGATGGAACGGAAGACTTTAGGATTCCAAAAACCAAGCTTTAATTTTCTAGATAAAACACTATCATTATGTAAAATGGTTCCAATATAAAGCACATCTAAGCTTCCATCCGCACTCCCTAAGTTTAAAACCGCTTCATCCACCCAATCTTCTAATTTATCCCTTTGATCTTTACTCCTGACATTAGTATCATTTTCTAAATCATCTAAAATAACTAAATCAGGTCTTTTAACCCCATATCTAACCCCACGAAGTCTTTTTCCACTGCCAAAGGCTTTAATCTTTACGCCATTATTGCTTACAAACTCTCCTACGCGCCAAGTCTTGCCAATTCCTACTACTTCGGGAAAATCAAGCTTTAAATGCGGATTATCTTCAAGCTCTGCTTTAATAGCTTCAAGCATTCCTTCCATAAGTTCGACCGCATCTGAAATCTCTACTATAAAGCTTTTATAATTAAAAACTAAGCACCACAAAGGAAAGAGTTGTGAAGTGTAGGTGGATTTACCATGAGCTCTTGGTGCAGCTATGGCGTGTTTTTCACCTTTGCTTTCTTTTTTAAGTGCGATTTTTGTAAAAACTTCATTTAAGTGCAAATGTAAGCCACATTCTCCTTTAATGGTAAAATAATGCGGAAAATAAGTTCTTGCAAAATAATCAAAATCCACACTCGCTCTTTTAATTCTTTCTTCTTTTAAAGTAGGATCTAAATGGCTTTCATGCAAAAATTGAGTTTTTAATTCATTTTTTAGCTCATCCATCCATTCTAAAAAGTCTTTTCTTTGCATAGCACCTTTTAGTTCATTTGGAGTGTTTTCGTGCTTTTGTTCGTTTGAGATTAAAAACTCATCGAGTTCTTCTTTGGAAAAAAGCATTAAATATCCATTGCTAAAATTTCTTTTTCTATCACTCCACTTTCTAAAAGTGATACAAGTTTTGCTACGCAATCTTTATCATTTTTTAAATGACTTATGATAATTTCAACCACTTTTTTAGCAACATTTAAACGATAGCTACTTGGATCTTCTAATCTTGCAACCTTTCTCATTTTTGAAAAGCTATCGCCTATCCTTGCAATGGCTTCAGTTTTCTTTTCTGCATTCATTTTTTCATCAGTATTTATATTTTCAATCGCACAAAACATTTGCTCAGTAAAACTTTCATATAATGAGGCACTTTCTTTATCTTTTATTTTTGAAGTTAAAAGATTAGCTTTTTGCTTATCCCAATCGCCATCTTTGGCTTTGTAGTTTCTAATCGTTTTTTCATTGCGGTTTAAAATTTTTGCAATTTTAAATATATCAAAACCTGCAATATAAAGTTCTTTTGCTAAATCTTTTAAGTTGTTTTGAGACTTCGCGGATGAAGTAAATTTATCCTTACGAGCAGGAGTTTCACTCTCTGCACCCACCTGAAGGCCACACCCGACCTTTGCCATCTTAGGCTTTGTGGTGGAAGTTAAATTTTTAGCCATTTAATCTCCTTAAATCCATTCTTTTTCTTTTAATTTTAAACGCTCTAACTTTGTTTTGTGGAATAAAGTTATCTTCATCAATTTCAGTTGGAATTTTTTTATTTGCCATTTTTAAAAGTAAATCATTAGCCCACTCTCTAATCTCTTCTAAGCTTTCTTTTGGAAAATCATTTCGGCGTTTTAATTCCATAATTGTAAGCTTTACACAGATATCTTTTAAAAGAGGAGTTGGGTTTTTAGGTATCTTTATAAAACTTGCAATATAACTTTGTGCATCATTAATAGCATCATCAATCACTTCTTTATCACAAACCCCGTCAGCATTTAAATCGCTAAGCTCTGCTATGGCATGAACGCTTAATTCTTTGATTAAATCCTTTTCATCTATCATAAAAAAATGCGTTTTAGTTTCTGTGATAAGCTTTTCTTCTAAAATGTCTTGATAATTCATTTAAAAAAACCTTTTTTAATGTGGTTAAAATATGGTTAAAATCGTTTAAAATCTTTTTCTAATATCTTTTTAGCTTTAAAAGCATTTTTTGCCTTTAAAGCTAAAATTGTGCGTTTTACTCTAAAACAAGCTTAATAAGTCCATTTGGTCTGGTGCAAACTGGCATGGCTCTCATTTCGCCTACAATTTCAATTCCAGCCCCACGAGGTAAAATCTCAGGCTTAGAAACAAACATTAAACTTGGTGCTTTTCCTAAAGCATCAGTATGATTTGCTCTTGTATAATAAATGCGATTAGAATTATCCTTTGGCACAACCATACCCTCAGTGCCTTTTAAAAATTCAACGCTTTTTCCATTTGTATTTTTATATTTTGCACTATAACGGCGATATTTGGTGCCATATAAAATTAAGGACTTATCTTTCTCATCCCTACTTGCAAGATGATTTTTATAAAGATCTTCGCTTAATGCCAAGTTAGAAATAGCCGCAAAAAGTTCATTTCCACAAAGCACTTCATAATCAGCACTTGTTCCAAATTCATCAATAATTGCTGAATCAATCGCATCACAAACACTGTCTAAAGTCACACTCCCATCTTTTTTAACACTAATAGCTTTCTTACTTGCACTTCCAAAATCAAAAAGCACATTTCCTTTGCCATCTAAAATCTTGCCAAATAAAGCACCATTTGCCATATATTCAAGCGTAGTATTAAAGCTTTCTTTCATTTCTTTAACCAAAACCCCAAGAGCTCCACTTAAGCTTTTAGCCTGAGCTTCTTGCAATGCTAAAGACCTTAAAGAATTAATCTCACTCGCACTGATTCTTTTTGCTAATGCAAAGCGTGGTAAAGGTATATTTAAAATATAAGCGTCTTTAGTATTTTCTAAAGAATGTTCCCCATTATCTGAAATGCTATTTAAAACAATTCCAGCACCTTTTATAATTTCAACCCTTACGGTGCTCTCTAAACTTGGGATTTTATCCTTAAAAAAAGTATCACTTACAAAGCGAGGTGAAGCTTTGGTTTGATTAATAACTTCAGTTATTTTTGTACTTGAAAAAAGTTCCAAAAGTTGCTCTAAATCCATTTTTACTCCTTAGTATTAATAATTAAATTTTGCATAAAAGCCTTTTTAACCGCACTTACATGAACGCCTTTTAAATTGATTTCTCCTGCTAATAAAACCCCATAAACTCCAGAACTAAGAGCGTGATCTTTAAGCATTGCTAATTTAACATTTTCTTTTGCACTAATATCTTCATTTGGACATTTTTTAAAGCTTTCTCCAAAATCTTCGCTGATTAAAAGCGTTCCAAGAGCTAAGCTTCCATTAGTTTCAAGATCTATTTTCGCATTAATTGAAAACAAATCTTTATTGATAAAACTTTCAAGGCTTTTTGGCATAGCAATTAAAGGATCATTGCTTAAGCTTTTTGGTGTGACCTTTGATGGCATTTCTTCTCCTTTTTCATTTATAAATTCCTTAGTGGTTTCATTTTCACTCACAGCTTCTTCATTGACTAGGTTCTCATCTTCTAAAGACAAAGCTTTAGGTAAGTCTCCAGTTTCCAAGTCTTCATTTTCTAGGTTTTGGGTTTCTTTTTTAGCTTTAGCCATTTTTAATCCCCTAACATCATTTTCACAACATCAAACTCATTAGTTTTTGCTGTGTTTTTATTTGCAAAAACATTGTTTTTTGGAACTTGCACTTGATCATTCTTGGTATCTAAAAAGCTTTTAAAGCCTTCTAAATCCTTGCAAGCATAGGATATTGCCCATTCTTTTTGGGAATTAGCAATTTTGCCACTATTTAGAGCATTATCCACTAAAGAGTTAGCTAAGTTTTTAGCGCTTTCTTCGTTTTGTTTTTTTAAAGCTTCATTTTGTAAAGCGAGTGAGCTATTTTCATTTTTTAAAGCTATAATCTGAGATTCTAGCTCTTTGATTTTTTCATCCATTTTCTCTCCTTTGTTTTGATGAATATTATTTTTGTTAGCAATGAGTTCGCCTAGCTCATCAATAAATGGTGTATTAGTTAGTGCGACTGAGTGAAGCTTAGCTCTTACTAGTTCTCCACTTTTATTGTCTTTTGAATTAAATTCAAACACAGGGGATAAATAGCGGTATTGCTTATTTGCTATATATTTTTTAGCCTCTTCGTTAAACTCAGCCTTAGCCATTAAGGCATCATTTTCCAAATAAAGCTCTTTAATCCAACCTGCAGCAGGTGCTTTTTCATTTTTTAAGCTTTGATGCTCATAGTCAATAACCAAATCAATCTTTTTTTGATTAAAATTATCAATCATTGAGTTTAAATCTTTATCATCAACCTTAAACCTGCCATTATTATGCCCTTTCCACTCACCCTTAATTGCCACTTTTATGGGCTTATCATTGCTAACTTCGACTAAATTTTCTTTATTGATAAAAAGCATTTTAAATCCTTAAAAAATCATCTTTTGGTAAAAAGCTACTTTGCAAAGTTCTTGCATAAATGCTTAAATAGCCATGATCGCTTATTCCTTCGTAAACCTTTTTAAGATCTTTAAGCTCTATTCTAAAACCATTGCTAGGTTCTGCATTTAAAAGCACTTTATCAACAGCTTCTATTGCATCAAATAATTTATGCTTAGCATCAATTCTGTGTTTAGGAGCTTTTGATTTTGTATGGGTTAAAATATAAAGTTTCCAAGTTCCCACTTTATTTTCTAAATCTTTATAACTTTCTCCTTCAAAATCAAGCAAAAGTGAAGCATCTAAATTATTAATACAACTTGCTATGTTTTGGGTGTCTTCAAACTCGCCTAAATACATTCTTACTTTAAAATCTTTTAATAGTTCTAAAAGCTCATTTTCAAAACTTTTAAGCATTTTTCATCCTTTAAAAATTAGCGGCAATTTTAAAATGAGTTCTTTTTTTAATCAAGCAAATTATTTTTTCAAAGAGTTTTAGCACAAAATTTTTCTAGTTTTTGGGTCAGCTTTTTAACTAAACTTACGACATTT